ATCTAAAAGAGCCTATGGATTGTTTAGGTACACAAAGTCCTATACAAAGAGTAGTATTAATGTTTGCTGCACAGACAGGCAAAACTGAGGCTCAAAACTGTTGGTTAGGTTATGTAATAGACCATGCACCTGCACCTATGTTACTTGTACAACCTACTGTGGAGATGGGTAAGAGATTAAGTAAGCAAAGACTAGAAAGTATGATAAATGATACCCCTTGTCTAAATGAAAAGATTGCACCAGCAAGAACAAGAGATAGCGGTAACACATTATTTAGTAAAGAGTTTCCTGGCGGCATGATGCTTATTACAGGAGCAAATTCAGCAACAGGACTACGATCAACACCATGTAGGTATATAAGTTGTGATGAAGTAGATGCGTTTCCGTCAGATGCGTCAGGTGAAGGTGATCCTGTAGCACTTGCGGAAAAAAGGGCAACAACATTTAGTACACGTAAAAAGGTATTACTTACATCTACACCTACTATTAAGGACTTTTCAAGGATAGAGGCAGAATATTTAGCAAGTGACCAAAGGCTTTATTATGTTCCTTGTCCGATTTGTGGTGAGTATCAAGATTTACGTTGGAAACAATTGCAGAAAGAAGATGTAAATAATGTGCAATATAAATGTATACATTGTGAAGGTTTATTTGATGAAAGTCATAAAACAAAAATGCTAAGAAAAGGAAAATGGAGGGCTAATAAAGAAAGTGATGGTATAACAGCAGGTTTTAGGTTAAATGGACTGTATAGTCCTTTAGGTTGGTTTAGTTGGAAAGAAGCAGTAATGGAATTTAATAAGGCAAAAGGTGATGCACCATTAATTAAAACTTTTGTTAATACACGTTTAGCAGAAACATTTGAAACAGATTATGTAAGTGCTATGAGTGCAGAAGGATTATTAAAAAGATGTGAGAGTTATGAACAGGCTACTTGTCCAGAAGGTGTTTTGTTCATTACGCAGGGTGTTGATTGTCAGATAGACAGATTAGAAGTCAGTACATGGGGTTGGGGTAGGGATGAAGAATCATTTTTAATAGACCATGTACAACTATGGGGTGATCCACATCAGGCAGAAGTATGGAAACAATTACAAATAATAATAAATCAACAATATGAACATGAAAATGGTAAAAGTTTAGTACCTGTTATTACTGCTATTGACTCAGGCGGTTTACATACAAGTGAGGTATATCAATTTGCTAGAGAGAAAGTAGCACAGGGTGTTATTGCTATTAAAGGACAATCACAGGCTAACAAACCTGCAATAGGTAGACCTACAAGAGTAGATATAAATTTTAGAAAAAGAAATAAAGCTGTAAAAAAAGGTGGTTTAGTCTATCCGTTAGGCGTAGATACTATAAAAAATACTTTGATGGGTAGATTAAAAAATAATAAAATAGGTAGTGCTGGATATATACATTTCCATGCAAGTACAAGTGAGGAATATTTTCGACAAATAACAGCAGAAAGACAGATTTTAAAAACAAATAAATCAGGTTTTCAAGTACCACAATGGGTAAAAAAAGGTAATACAAGAAATGAATGTTTAGATACATGGGTTTATTCTTATGCTGCAATGTGTTTTTATATAAGTAAATTCAATAGAAATACAGTGTGGAATCAATTAGAAGATAAATTAAATAACGCTGATAATGTAGTTAAGCCTAAAAGAGCTACAATAAGAACAGCACCAAAAAAAGATTTTGTTAATTCTTGGTAAAATAAATGTTTAAATCTGACTTGCCTAGTATTATTGTTGCTGGTACTACTATTGAATGGGTAGATGAAGCTACTACTGCTGGAATAAATGAAACTATAAGTAGTCCTGATTGGACATTGGAATATTACTTAAGAACAAATACAGCAAGTGAAGGACATACTGTAACTGGTACTCAATATGCAAACAGCACAGGTTGGCAGTTTACTATTAGTTCTACTGATTCTGCGAATTTTGATGCTGGTAATTGGTTTTGGGCTGCAAGAGCATTTAAAAGTGGTAAAGTTTTTGAGATAGGTACAGGTGAATTAGAGGTTAGACAATCTTTACAATATTCTGGAACACCTGCTGCAATAGATAATAGAACACAAACAGAAAAAGATTTAGATGCTGTCACTGCTTGTATAAGAGCAATAATAGAAGATAAGGCACAAGAATACAGCATTGGTAACAGAACATTTAAAAGAGTAGATATTAAGGAACTAAGAGCAAGAGAAGCAGAATTAAAAAGTAGAGTTGCTAGTGAAAAGAGGTATAGTTACATTAGTCAGGGTTTAGGAGACCCTAAAAACCTTTATGTACGCTTTTAGGAGAGTTAAATGGGCTTAAGAAACGCTTGGAAGGGCTTATTTACATCTAATAACGACTTAAATAGCCGTAGAAATAGGTTAAAAAGAATGTATGCAGGTGCAAGAGTAGATAGAACTAACCTTAGTTGGATTACACCTTTATCATCACCAGATCAAAGTTATAAAAACTCTATAGAAACTCTTAGAAAACGTGTACATGATTTAGTACGTAATAATAATTATGCAGCACAGGCAGTTAGATATGCAACTAATCAGATAGTTGGACAAGGTGTTACTATGCAAGCACAGATAAAAAGTCAAAGAGGCGGTACACCTAATACTAGGTTAAATGAGTCTATAGAAAGTGAATGGAGTAAATGGGGTAGAAAAGATAGCTGTGATATACGTGGTGTTTTGTGTTTTTCTGAACTCGAAAGACTTGCAGTAAGGTCAATGATAGAAAGCGGTGAATGTTTTATTGTTATACATAGAAAAGCATATGGTAGAAGTAAAATTCCTTTTTCATTAGAGATATTAGAAGCAGAACAATTAGATGCAGATTACAAAGGTGTAAAAAAAGATAATAAAAATGTATGGCGATTAGGAATTGAAATTAGTCCAGAAGGTAGGGCAGTTAGTTATGCGTTTTTGAAAAAGCACCCTGGTGATACTACATTTGAAACACCTGTAAGAGATAGAAGGCATATTATTGTACCTGCAAAAGATGTAATACATTTGTTTATGCCACTAAGACCAGGCCAGCATAGAGGTGTACCATTTTTAGCAAGTGCAATAAATCATTTACATCAGTTAGATGGATATATAGAAGCAACTGTTGTAGGACAACGTGCAAGTAGTGCATTAATGGGATTTATTACAAGTCCAGAAGGTGAATTGGATGCAGGTGGTGAGGTATTTGATTATGAACGTGTTAGTGGATTTGAACCTGGTACATTTAAATATTTAGCACCAGGAGAATCAATATCTGTACCTGATTTAGATAAGGCTAATGGTGAGTTTGAACCATTTGTAAGAGCAATGCTTAGAAGTATGGCTAGTGGTTTAGGTTGCAGCTTTGAAGCAATATCATCTGATTATTCACAATCTAATTACAGCAGTAGCAGGTTAGCAATGATGCAAGACCGAGACCATTGGAGAACAATACAGAAAATGTTAAAAGAAACATTTTACCAGCCTATATATGAATACTGGTTAGAAATGGCTGTTTTAAGTGGCACTTTATCGTTACCTACATATTCAACAACACCAGAAGTATATGAAAAGGTTAGATGGGTATGTAGAGGATATAGTTATGTAGATCCACAGAAAGAAGTGGCAGCTATGAAGGATGCAGTTAGATGTGGATTTAAAACATTAACAGATGTAGTTTCTGAAAATGGTGGAGATATAGAAGAACTGTTGATAGCTAGACAGACAGAATTAGCAAAGCTAGATGAAATGAATATTATTACAGATAGTGACCCATCAGCTACAAATAAATCTGGTGGTAGTCAATATAAACCTATTAATACTGTAGATCCTTTTGGTGATACAGATGCACCTACTGGTGAGGATGCAGAAAACGTAGCGGATGGTTCAGATGGCAGTTATTAATGGTACAGAAATAGATCTTATGCCTACAGCAGGTATGAGGGAAGAAGCACAAAGGTATAGAGATTGGAAGTCAGAAGGTGAAGGTGGTGGAACTGAAGTTGCAGCAAGAAGGGCAACACAAATATTAAGCGGTAATGAATTAGCACCTGATGTTGTAGTTGCTATGTCAGCATGGTTCGCAAGACATGAAGTTGATAAAGAGGCAGAAGGATTTAGACCTGGTGAAGATGGTTACCCTAGTAATGGCAGAGTAGCGTGGGCTGCTTGGGGTGGTGATGCAGGTAAAAGTTTTTCTGATGCAAAATCAGCTAGAATAAAAGAATTAAGAAACAATGATGCTATGCCTAAAACAAAACGTGCAGCAAAACGTGCAGAACCAGATGAACTATCTGTAGGTGATTCAGTTAGATGGAACGCAAGCGGTGGTGTTGCAAGAGGTGTTATAGATTCTATTGAACGTGATGGAACTATAAATGTACCTGATAGTAGTTTTGAAATTACTGGTACAGAAGATGACCCTGCTGCATTAATCACTGTCTATAGAGAAAATGATGGTGAATATGAAGCAACAGATGTTAAGGTAGGTCATAAGTTCAGCACACTTACTAAGATAGATTCATTAAGAAGTGTTACAAAAGTATTAAAACGTAGCGGAGAAACATCTTTTTCTGAAAAAGAAGAAAACACATATGAATTCAGTTTTTCTAGTACATACCCTGTAGAAAGATCATTTGGTACTGAAATACTAAGCCATGACGAGGGTGCTATAGATTTTGGAAGGCTAAATGGTGGCGTAGCACCTGTATTATGGAATCACAATATGGATTCTGTTATAGGTATTGTTAGAAACGCATATCTTGATAAGGAAAAGAAAAAAGGAAGGGCAGTTGTTGAATTAAGTAGAAATGCAAAGGCACAGGAAGTAAAAAGAGATATAGATGATGGAATTTTAAGTGCAATTAGCGTAGGATACCGCATTTTAGAAATGGAAGAACGTGAAATAGATGGAAGTAACGCATTTTTAGCTACAAGATGGGAACCACATGAGGTTTCTGTAGTTGCTTCACCTGCTGCACCAGATGTAGGCATATCAAGAGGATTAATTGATGAAAACACTATGCCTAGTGTCAAAAAACAAGATATGATAAACAGTAAGCGTGTATACGCAGCGTCTACTGACGCACAACAGTCCAATTCTAAACAACAACTAACTATGGAAAAAGAGCAACTTGATCTAGAAGTTGTGCGTAGTGAAGCTACTAAAAAAGCAGCTTCCGCAGAGCGTACAAGAATCAGAGAGATCAACGCAATGTGTTCTAAGCGTGGTTTTGATGACCTAGCAGAACAGTTAATTAACAATGGTTCTTCTGTAGATGCATGTAGAGCAGCTATCTTAGAAAGAATAGATGCAAAGCCTGTAGAAACAGCAAAGCCTATCGAGGAGCAGCTTTCACCTAAAGAAAGAGAGCAGTATGCAAGAGACTACAAGATTACTTCTGGTATTAGAGGTCTTTTAACAAATGACTGGTCAGATAAAGCATCTGGTTTTGCTAGAGAAATTTCACAACAGATAGCAAAAGATTCACAGAGATCTAATAGTTCATCTTCTTTGTTTATTCCTTATAGCTCACTAGCAAAAAGAGCTACATATGTAACTACTGGTGCAACAACTGGTGGAAATATAGTAGCAACAGATTTACTTGCTGATGACTTTATTGAAGCACTAAGAAACAGCACAGTAATGGTTGGTTTAGGTGTACAAACATTATCAGGTTTAGTTGGTGATGTTGCTATACCTAGAAGATCAGGTGTTGCATCTACTGGCTATCTAGCTAATGAAACTACTGCACTATCACAGTCAGAAAGTACATTTGATCAGATCTCAATGACACCTAAGACATTAGGCACATTATCTAAGTTTTCTAGAAATATGCTTATACAGTCAACACCAGGTATTGAGGATCTAGTTAGAACTGATATTCTTGATGGTATTAATGTTGGTCTTGATCTAGGTATCTTAAATGGTTCTGGTTCATCAGGTCAGCCTACAGGTATCATGCAAACATCTGGTATTGGTTCTGTTGCAATCGGTACTAATGGTGGTGCTATCACAGTTGATAAGCTGATTGACCTAGAAACTGCAATTATGGAAGATAATGCAGGTGTTAACGCTGATTCTATTTCTTATGTAACCAACGCTAAAGTAATGGGTGCAATTAAGAAACTTAAGACATCTGGCGGTGAGTACTTAGTTAACAACAACCTACAGGCATTAGGTAGAGGTGCTACACCTGTTGCTGTAAATGGGTATCCTTTAGCAATGACAAACCAAGTACCTAGCAACCTAACTAAGGGTTCTACAAGTGGTACTTGTTCTGCTGTTGTTATGGGTGACTTTAGTCAA